GAATGTAAGAGATTACAGAAGGAAGGTTGGTTGACAGAAGACTTGCAATTGACAAATTTAAGCCTTATATTTACTACTGAAATAGACGGTTATTTCAAGAAATCCAAGAAGAAAACTTCTAAAGATTTACTGGGGCATAATTTTATGCAAAACATAGAGGCATATGTAAAGATATTTCCTAATAAGAAACTATCCTCTGGAAAATACGGTAGAGTACCAGCTAAGAATCTTGAGAATTCATTCAGATGGTTCTTTGAAAACTATAACTACAGCTGGGAAACAATCTTTAAGGCTACACAAAAGTATGTCAATGAGTATGAGACCCGGAACTATGAGTTTATGAGAAACTGTCAGTATTTCTTGAGAAAACAAAACCCTCTTGATAAAACATGGGAATCAGATCTCTCAATTCATTGTGAGTATGTTAATGATAACCCTGATGATGATGTAATACCGTTTAGTGAGTTAATTGTATAATGTAAATTTTGATGCCTATGACAAAGTTATTTAATGGTGCCCGACACCTGTTACCTGTTAGTGAAAGAAGTAGTCTTGAGAAAGGTTTACTTAAAATGAAAGCCAAAAGAGAAGGTAAGTTACCTGCATTAATGAGTGCATGGCCTAAATTTAATGATGCCTTCTGTGATGGACTAGAATGGAGAACAATAACAGTCGTTGGTGCTAGACCTGGAACAGGTAAGACCCTTTTTATGGAACAGCTGGTTTCTGATATTATTGAGAAGAACCCTGACCAAGAATTTAGAGTTCTGAAGTTTCAGATGGAAATGGTTGATGAGACCAGTGCAATTAGAAAGTTTAGTCTGATTACAGGTGCTGATTACAATACACTAATGAGTAAAGGTGGACATCTCATAGATAAAAATTTATTTCAAAAGTGCGTTGACTATTACAAAGAGTCAATAAACAATGATATTGTAAATGTTATCTATGATGTATGTACTGTCAATGAGATGTGTTCTACAATTCATCATGAGTTGGAAAGACACAAGAAAGCTGATGGAACATATACAAACCTGCTTGTGACAATAGATCACTCTGCTCTGTTTAAAAATGATATTGGACAAAGAGACAAATTTGAAATGTTGGGATCTTTAGGTGAAGCACTCACCATGATGAAAAAGAACTATCCCGTAGCTTTTGTAGTCCTCAGTCAATTGAATAGAAACATAGATGACCCTAAGAGACAAGTAGAAGCCACTTACGGTAATTATGTGTTAGATTCTGATATCTATGGTTCTGATGCATTGTTACAACATGCTGATGTGGTAATGGGTATGAATAAACCTTCTATACGGAAGATAAAGAAATATGGTCCTGAAAAGTTCTTGATTGAAGATCCGGATACACTTGTGTTCCACTTCTTGAAATCTAGAAATGGTATGACCAGAATCAGTTTCTTTAAGCTTGATAGAACTACTATGAGAATAGTAGAGATACCTACACCACCAAGGGAAGTTGTACAGAAAATCCCAGTAAATTAATAATTATGAATAACAACAATTTGAGAAAAGAAAAAGAAAGAGAGTTCTATATGCAGCATATGGATACTTTCAAAGCAATTGGTCTGGCAGACCCTTTTTTCACAATTAAAACTGCATTCTACAAAAAAGGTAAATTTGGTAGGCAGTGTCAGTTTTTTGAGTGGGAATTGAAGAAAGGTGATGACATCTATATTGAGTTCTATGAGAATGTCTATGACAGCAATGGGAAGAATACAAATGTAGTTCCTATGTTAGAAGAAAGACAACTCTTCAAACTTAAGTTTAATCCCTTTTACAATGAAGAATATGATGTTACAGAAACTGTAGATTCAGATGGAAAAGTAGATAGAAAATATCTTGTTCCTGTCAATGAAATGGTTGCTGTACTATCAAGTGGTCAAGAGATTAGTCATTCTCTCTATGAAAAGAGAAAAGAAGATGCTAAACTTGACCTACCACAGTTGCAGAGTTCATTAAGTATCTTTCCTGATTTTGAAGTAGAATACGGAAAAGCATTAGTTGAAAACTCAACTGGTTCTGATTTTGACATTGATAAGGATGCTGACACAAGTACATTAGCAAATATTTCTTTGAGAGATTTTGCTGCTATTATGTTGGTTAAACCTGTCAGTGACAAGCAATGGTTAAATGATCTGATTAAACAAACAAAAAGTGAGATATGAGTATAGTACTTCCAACTAAAAAGGTTGCGGCAGAAAGAAAAAATCCTAAAAGAATTGTAATTTATTCTAAGCCAAAGACTGGTAAAACAACAGCCTATGCAGGTCTTGATGAAAATTTGATTCTTGACTTGGAGAATGGTTGTGAATATGTAGAAGCATTAAAAGTAAAGATTAGTAGTCTACAAGAACTATTGGATACTGGTAAAGCAATCAAAGCTGCCGGTAACCCATACAAGTTTGTTACTGTAGATACAGTTACTGCTTTAGAAGATATGATTATGCCACTGGCAGTCAAACTTTACAGAGCTACATCAATGGGTAAGAACTTTGATGGTGACACTGTAGTTACTTTAGCTAATGGTGCAGGATATTTATATATCCGTCAAGCATTCTTTCAAGTTTTGGATTTTATTGATACATTAGCACCCACAATTATCTTATCTGGTCATATCAAAGACAAGGTAGTAGATGATAAAGGTGAAATGGTCATGTCAGCAAACATTGACCTGACAGGTAAAATCAAATCTCTAATTTGTGCAAATGCAGATGCTATTGGGTATATGTACCGTAAGGGTAACAAGACCATTTTGTCTTTCAAGACGAATGAAGAAGTTACTTGTGGTGCAAGACCAGAACATTTGCGTAACGAAGAAATAGTAATTTCTGAAATGATTGATGGTGTCTTGACGACATCATGGGAAAAAGTTTTTGTTTAATAATTTAAAAAAGTAAAGTAAAATGGCTTTAAGTACAGATGATTTAGGTACCGGTGGATCCGGATTACCAAAAACAATTAGTCCAGGTAACAAAGTATTAAAGATCAATAACATTGAACTAGAGGAGTTCAAGTTTATCAAAGATGCATTCCATTTGGTAATGCATGTTGAAACTGAACCAATTCCTGGTTTTGAAGGTTTTGCTCTTGACAAAGACAATCCTGAGAAAGGACACTATGCAGGTCAGATTGGTAGAGTTAAAGCTTCTCAGTATGCATTTGCAGATGGTGAAACTAAAACAGGTGTAAAGATCCAAAGAGACAGATCTATTTTGTTGTTCTTACAAAATCTATGTAAGACACTCGGAGTAAATGATTGGATGGCTGCACAACATAACAAGCATGATACTATTGAAGAGTTTGTAGAAGCATTCAATAAAACTGCACCTATCAAAGATAAATATCTTGAGTACTGCATTGCTGGTAAAGAATATGTGGGTAAAACAGGATACACAAACTATGATATGTGGTTACCAAAAGCAGAAAATGGAAAGTATGCATTTGGTGAAGTTGAAGATGGCAAAGTTATAGTCTATAACGAAGCTAAACACTTAAAGAAACTTGAAAATAAAGATGTCTCTAACTTTGGAGATGATGATTTTACAGGTTCTAGTAAATCTTCTAATGATTTCTCTCTAGATTAAAATATTTAGGGGAAATCATATTAGGGTTTCCCCTAATTTTAAAACTTTAGAGTATGATTTCTACCAATGCAATAATATCTGATTTAAATGATGTCCCCAGAGAATGGGTCTTTGAACACTACCTCAAACTAACTGAAAGGTTATCGGGACAAAGTCTCAAAATCAAATCTGTTTTTAGTTCCAATGATAAGGTTCCTTCTATGTGTGTTTACACAGATAGTAAAGGCCATTATAAGTTTAAAGATTTTTCTTCAGGCTATGGTGGTGATGGATTAAACCTTGTAATGTATGTATGTAACCTTGATAGTCGTGGTAAAGCTTCTTTTAGAATAATGGAAGATTATGCCGACTATATAAGTAAAAATACATATGTACCTATTGTCTATAAACCACATAGCAAATATGTAGTTTCAGATTATGAAATGAGACATTGGAATACCCTTGACCAAGGGTACTGGCAAAACTTTAAGTTATCTTCAAGTCTTTTAGAAAAGTACAATGTATGTCCTTTATCTTTCTATACTATGATTAAGGAAGATGAGGGTAGAATACTAGATTCAATTACAATCAAAGGTAATTTTATCTATGGCTACTTCAGAGAAGATGGTACCTTGTATAAAATCTACACCCCAAAGAATAAAGATAACAAGTTCATTAAGGTTAAAGATTATATACAGGGAACTGATCAACTTGAGTATAAAGCCAAGTATCTTATTATTACATCTTCTTTAAAGGATTTAATGTGTTTCAAAAGACTATCAATTTCTGGTATTGAAGCAATTGCTCCTGACAGTGAGAATAGTGTCATTCCTGAGAACTTTATGAGACCTTTGATTAACAAATATCAAAAGATCATTGTAATGTTTGATAATGATGAGCCGGGACTCAAATCTGCCAAGAAATATCAAGAGAAATATGGTTTTGACTATGTAAACTTGGATATGTCTAAAGATTTGTCAGACTCAATTAAGGATCATGGTGTTGAAGCTGTGGTAAATAAATTATTCCCATTAATAAAAAGTGTAATATGAGTTGGAATTATCAAGGAATGGAATTCAATGAATTCTGTATTCCACAGGGAGCCGTTGGGTTCATTTATATTATGACTGCTATCATAGATGGTAAGTCTGTAGCCTATATTGGTAAGAAGAATTTCTTTGCTAATATCAAGAAACCTCTTGGTAAAAAAGCACTGGCAATGTCTACTGATAAAAGGTTAAAAAAGTACAAGAGGGAACTGAAACCTGATTTTATGAAGTATTACAGTAGTAATAA